AGAACGAAAGGTAGGTGCTCTACTTCCTACAAACTTGTCTGGATTTTTTACTTGGAACTTACCTTTGTGGAATCTAGCCATCTGCTACACCAGTATGTTTCGTGCGGCATAGATATTAGGTTGTTGTACATTTGTAACGCCTAACATTGTTGCTTTTGATCTTAAACCATTAAGATAGTAGCAAATAGTGGCATTTACAGAAACACCATCCTGGCCTTTCATTTCCTCGAGTATGTCTAAAGCAGACTTTTGATAACCTGTAGCGATTTGGAATATCACTGCTGTAAAGTCATCTGCTATATCTGGATTTTGATACAAATCTAAAAAGTATGCTCTAACGAGATCGAACTCGTTGACATCCACTTTAACTTCTCTTTTATAGAAGCTGTCAAAGATTAGTATAGATGCTTCAGTGTCTGATTTTTTAATATTAACTGTACTCATATCTGTATTTAACCTTTATGAGTCCACGGTTGTATCTTTTTCTGTTGTTCGTAGTCGCGGTGTGTCATCTACCGCTGGTGCTAGTGATCCTGCTTTTTCCTCAATGACCTGAGCTCTTGTTTTAGCTTTAGAAGGTTTAGGTGTTGGGAAAATCGTGGCTCCTGTTGCTGGATTACCAGTTACTTTTCTAATTTCTTTTGATGCTTCAGCATTTATTTCTTCTTCAAATGTAGCACTTGGATCATCCATGTTCTCACTGTAGTTATAAACAGCAGTACCACCTTTGATGACTGCTCCTAATAGATTACCCTGTGATAAATCTTCGAAGGTGCCTACACCAGCATCCAATAGTCCGCCCTGACCAAAGAAGGAGTTAGTGGTCCCTGGACGACTTAGGTTGCTTGGTACTTGATCATAGTGTTCTGAGTTGTTGAATCCTGGTACTTGGCTTGTGCCAATAGCACCACTACCGTATTTCACTGATTCAAACTTGATAGTCATTGCGTTTGACATTGATTCTCCACCTGCGGCATAGTCGTAAGTGTCGTGTCTAAAGTCTGTGATGATTGGATTAACTAATGTGTATGAAACAAAGCTGTGTTGATTGAATCCATATATTGTAATGTCTCTAAAGAACTGAGGTTTATTCATTGCTCCTGAAACACCTTCACCAATATATCCCCAATCGTCACCTATCCTGTCTGCGGCATATATATCTCTAGCATTCTGATCTGCTTGATTGCCTCTGTCTACTGGATTTTGAACACCACCAAATATGTTAGTGAAATCAATCGGAAGTATGCCACTGATTAAATCGCTAATACCTGAACCCGATAATGGATTTGTAGATTGTGTTGATTGATTACCACTATACCCTTGAGCAGGGTCTTTATAAAAGTAGTTATAGTAAGCAAACCATAATGATCTTACGATGTCACTTGAGTCATCGTGGAAATCAATGTTTACTGGTTCGTAGTTGATCTTAGTTTGTATGTTACGCTTTCTGTTGTATTGATTCATAGTATCAACATCAAACGTATAGTTAGGTAGTTCAACTGTTTTAGTTAATACACTGATCCGTGAACTGTCCCTTGCTCCGAAGAGTTTAGATAGTCCGGGAATCTCAGTGGTATTAACATTAAAATACACGTGGAAAAGGTATTTTAATCTAGGTGCTAGGGCATAGCCAGCCGATCTAAATGTCTTACTGGCGTGCCTATAGTCTTTTAGATAATCACCACCCAAGAACCCCTTTAATACATCATCAAAGAAGCCTGACATGGTCTATTAACCTGTTACTACTGTGCCTAGTGCTCTACCTACATCTGTACCTACACCGCTACCTAATGGTGTTTGGATAGCATTATCAAATCTAATTGATGCTGTTACAGACACTGGCTGTGATTCTGTGTAGTTTAAGTCGTTATAGTTAACATTTGTTAAGTAACAACCATATAGTTCCCAAGTTTCTAAAACAACTGGTTCGTTAGCACCGTTACCACCGTCAAGTATTTCACAACGTGTTAGGAATTTATAATCAATACCAGCTGAAGCTGATGATTGTTCCATAAAGTCGAATTGTTTCTGTAACTGTTCGCCCATTAGCTTCGATACATTACCGCCTGCGTCGTCACGGAAGTTTACTGTTACATCTTCCCAAGTATGTTTACCAGCCATTCTTACTTTTGAGTTATAAAGCTCAACAGTGATATCATCGAATGTAACTGATGGTCTTGTGAAGTCTATTACTTGTTTTGTTAATTCTGTTCTTGGTGTACTTACACCTAAATTCTCAAATGTTGTTCTAAAGCGGTACTTCAGTTTAGGCATTAATAAGCCTTGTGTATTCGCACTCTGGTCACTCGCTAAAGGTACAGTCATTTTTGTTAATGATGAAACTGACATTTTGTATATCTCCTTCTTGTTATACAACTATTTATCACACCGTAGTCACAAAAAATGGCTCCGAAGAACCATTATCTGCGTATATTATTATTTATACTTATAAGTTACCTGATTCAATTTCCCCAGTGTTTTTAATTCTTACTGGAATGTAAATGAACTCAATAGCTTTAGTAGGTTCAATAGCAACATCAATATAAAGTTCGTTTCTATCAATCCTTGCTGGTGTGTTGTTTGATTCATCACACACTACTAGGTAATCGTAAATACCGCGTTTAGCAGTAATATCGTTCATTAATTGTTCAGTTGCGTTTTTAACTTCGTTACGAGTAATAGTATCGTTTGGTTCGAAGATAAATGCTTTACCAATCGCTTCTAGTTTAAGGCGTAAGTAAGCAACTAATCTTGCTACGTTAACTCTGTCAAGAGCTGATGTAGCACCTACAACAGTTTTGTTACCGTAGTTAGTTAAACCGCTACCTGGAACAAATGTTAGTGGGTTAATGTTGTTTTCATACAGTGTATCACGAACTGATTCTCTGTTTGCTACTTGCTCAAACTCACCATTAGGTTTAACATAACCAAGTGCTGTAACATTATCAAGTAAACCACGTCTGTTACCTGCTGGAGCTAACCATGGATAACCTTGCTCGTCGTTTTTGATAATAGTTCTTAGCATCGCGTGTGATGATGGAACAACCACTGCTTGACCTGTTAAGTCATTTGCTCTAGCTGGTGGATAAAATACTGCCGCATATGGATCGTTTGTTACTAATCCATCTTCGCCGTCTGTACCTTCACCGTAACCGTCGTTTGCCCACTCTTGGATTGCTACTGAGCTATCTTCTAATCTAAATGGTGTGTCACCAACAACAAAACCTGTATTGTTTCTGTCATTGTTTAGTGCTACCATATTCTGCATTAGTTCTGGATAACCAGGACACGCTAATAAGTTAAACTCTCTTTGTTCTTCACGTATTTGAGTGTTTGTGTCAATACCTGCTTTCATAGCTTCTACCACAACTTGACGCTGTGCTTTTCTACCCATGTAAGCCGCACCATTTGCTTTATTGCCTGACACTGTTACCCACGCATCTTTATTGGTTGGCAACTCATCTGTTGGATAGCTATCAGCATTAAAGTAATCTGCTTTATACTGTTTAACATTATAACCTGAACGTCTTGTGTTAAACAACAATGTACCTGCTGGATATAGTGATGGACTTGGGCAATCTAAATCTAAGTAATCACTAGTTGTTAGTGATTCAATAGTTGCTATAAGACCTGCTACTGGATCAACATCTGCTGTTGACCAACGAGCGTCAGCAAAAACAATACCGTTTTCACTAGTTTGGTCTGTGTTATCAATAGTTACCCATTGATCAGTACCTTCAATGTTTTCCCAACGTTTGATGATTGGATAGTTTTCTAAGTCACTTGAGTCTAACCATAAGTCACCGTACTCTAATGCTGATTCAGCACTGTCGTTTTGTGTTAATGGAGCACTTGCTGAAACTTGGATACCACTATCGTTTGTGTTAGAAAGATTAAATCCTCTAACATCATTAGTTACATTTTTATAACCTTTCCACGCATTGCCGTCGTTTACTAATACATCAACTTCGTCAATGGCTGAATGATACCAGTATGTATCAGCTGGTGGATTCTGTGTAGGTTCTGAAGCTGACGCTTCATACTCTAAGTTATTCCAGTTAGAGAATACCATAGTTTCGCCGTCTGCTTTGATTCTGGCGTTACCTGCTATTTCATCAATTGAATCAACACCAAATGCTGTTGCTGTTGGGTTACCTGTTGTATCTTTAACTTCAATAGCACCACCTTGTGTGTGCTCAAGTGTTAATAATCCATCATTTATTGTAGCAACTGTGTTAGGTACGCCGGCATTATTAAATGCTTCAGCATAATGTTGGATTGTCTCGCCACCTAGTGTAGCTGTTACAGGAGTTGTATACTCTGCTGTTCCTTTAGCACTTGCTGAAACAGTAAATGTGTCATTTAACACAAGCCCAACTGGATTAGCTTTAGTTGATGTTATTGTTGTGTTACCTGTTTGTGATCGAACA